CCGGGTACGGTCAGGTGGGCGGCTGCTACTGCTCCGACGTTGACGACCACGGCAAACAGGGTTGATATCCTGACCTTCGTGACGATGGATGAGGGCACCAAGTATTACGGTCTGGTCGCAGCGCAGGATTTTGTAGGCTGATGCCTCTAGGATTCTCGGCCCGCGCTGGAACACTAGGTGGTGGCGGTGGCGGTATCGACGCTACTTGGTCCGGTCATCACTATGACTGGCAGTCTTCCACCTACCAGTTTGTTAAATGGAACGCTAGCGGCAACTTGACGGTTACCACAAACGGTGATGGTCTTTGCGACATAATTATCGTCGGAGGTGGTGCCGGTGCCCGGTGGCCGGGGAACAGTCCTTACGGTGCGGGTGGAGGCGGGGCAGGTAACTGCCGTCACCTCACTGGCGTCAACCTACCTGTCGGATCGCACACCATCAGCGTAGGTGCCGGTAACTCCCCGCCCTCCCAGAGCAACGGAGGCCAATCCAGCCTTCCCACAGTCTTCAATTCCGGTAACGGCTGGTCGCCCGGTGTCGGGAACTCACTCGTCGCCTATGGCGGTGGGATAGGTGCCCACTGGCCTTACGGTGGCGCGAATCAGGCTGGTACCGGCGGCGGCGGCGACGGACAGTACACCACCGGAGCAAACGGGAACTATCCGAACCTGAGTCCGCAGACCGGCTGGCCCGGTGGCAACGGATCGTACCAAGGAAACTACGGCTACTACGGTGGCGGTGGTGGCGGCGGCAGCGCCGGGTCTGGTCAGCCCCATCCCTATTACATGACTTACATGGCTGGCGGCACCGTTTCACAAGGCGGGCAGGGGCGGTCCTACACGGCATTCCGCGACAGCGCAGGACCGACCGGTGCAGGGTATGAGTATTTCGCGGCTGGTGGCGGAGGGTACATCACCCCCGGCTGGTACGGCACCACCAGCGGCGGTAGCCATTACGGGTCCAGCCCCGGATCATCCGGTACAGCGGGTTCAGGTTCCGGCGGTTCAGGAGCGAACAACATCTCGGGTGGGAGTGGCACCGTTATCATCCGCTGGCCGCTATAGTACCCACATATGGGATTTGGATTTTCTGTTGACCCTGACGCAATCGGATTCGACAAACACGCTGAGGCGGGGCTGTCGCCTATCAGATCGCCTGAGGAAGCGTTTGTGGAACCCAAGTATGAGATCCTGCATAACCCTCTGACGGAGGAGTACCTCGAACTGAAGGACTGGGTGATGGCTGATGAGATCACCTTCACCCGGCAGGGGTACACAGGGTTGCAGGACGAAGTTCTGATGCCGTACAACTATCTGGAACTATTCGGGCACACTCTTCTAGGCAGGCCGGTCGTGGAGGTGGGTGAAGAATACCGGGCGGAGCGTGAAGATCACTACCTTTCACCGAAGCGTGAACTGGCGGCAACGGTTCTTCAGCAGATCGGGCACGCCAACGGGTTTGAGCCTGAAATATACCGGATGAACATCAACCTCACGAAATGCACCAAGGCGGCAAGGTCGATCATCCATAGGGACCACGACTTCGATCATTGGAACCTAATCATTTACCTGTCTACCTTCCACGGTGGGCGGACCTACGTTGACAACGAACCCTGCCCGAAACCGGAGGAAGACATGATTGTCACCTTTGAGGGCAAGGACACCCTCCATTGGCATGAACCCCCCGAGGGGATCGATGACAACCGATTCATTCTGGTAGCCACCTACATGCCGAGGGAAATCGATGGACAAGGTTAAGGAAGCGCACTACCGGTATAACAAGGAAGAGGGTGGGATGGGGCCGTGGAGCGGCAACATGCCCGCTTCGACCAATGTCCCCGACCCCAGCGAATATCAGGGTGAGAACTTCGGGGATATCGAAGAACTCTTTCCGACTCTCATCTACTTCACGTTACCGGGCAGGAAAGCAGCGATAAAGAAAGAGATCGATGGTTACTTCCCTCAACTGACTTTTCAGTACGCTAACGAGCGGGAGGGGTGGACGGAAGGTTGGGGGAAGACACACCAGATCAGTGTCCCTGATGGGGATGAAGGCTTCTTCCAGCAGAACATCTTGGCACATCTCCCGATACTGTCGGAAACGATTAACGACCACATCCACTGGTACTTGCAAGTATTGGGGACATGGAACCCGGATCTGCCCAGACGGGAATACGACACATCGTCATGGATGACTGCCATGAATAAGGGCGATTTCATACATGAACACATGCACGGAGCCGCTGATCTGACAGGGGTGTTCTACTATAAGACGGACGGCCAGAAGAGTGTCAAGTTGATGTTCCAACCACCACAGATGATGGAATACGATCCTCTGATGGCTAACGTCAGCAGGGCTTGGGATCATCCGGCCCTTGAAGGCAAGTTGTTGATCTTCCCATCGTGGTTGCGGCACGCTACGCAACGATCCGAAGAGGACGATGTTAGGTACGCCATCTCTTTCAATATCCTATTCACCGATGGTTCTGTGAGAAAGATGACTCCATGATCGAAGAAGACATTGTATGGATAGATAATTTTATGATGCAGACTTACATGGCGACAGAGTTGCTACCCTTTCTGGATGACATGATTGCTGATATGGAGAAGAGTAACCGTTGGGCACCGGCAATGCATGGACTTGGAGAACAGCAAAAAGATGTCAGAGATTCGGACATCATCTGGTACAGCACCGATATGCCGCCTCCAACCCATGAACCGGTCTTGGCACACCTAAAACTGGTTTTCGATAAATACCTTGAAGCGAAGCCTTGGATGACGGCTGGTGATGTACCCGATTTCTACGCATACGACTACAACATTTGTCGATACAAGCCGGGGCAGGGATATCACGGCACACACAGCGATGCGGCTACTTGGCTGGACAATCCGATGGGCCAGAGGTATCTGACACAGATTCTATATCTGAACACCTGCGAGGGTGGCGAAACTAACTTCCCCAATCAGGATGCTATTATCAAGCCGGTTGCTGGCAAGTGCATAACGCACCCGCCGTGGTGGACCCACTGTCACAACTCTTCCCCAGCGATTGACACTAAATACGCCTTGGTTGTTTTCTACGCCTTTGGGTCTTCACAATCACCTACTTCTTCGTCTAACATGACGGTCGAAGACTTTATCGCCGGAGGCTGACGTTGGCTCACTATGCACGTTTAAACGCAGATAACGAAGTTGTCTTTGTCACGCCTCTTTCCGATGAGGTTTCCTTGACGGACGGCGTTGATGACGAGGCCAAGTCTGTTGCCTATTTGGAGTCGCTGTTCGGCACCGACGACACTTGGCTCCGCACATCGTACAACCACAACATCCGAGGCCACTACACTGGGGTAGGGGAAACCTACGATCCGGTTAACGACATCTTTGTTAGCCTCCCATCGGAATATCCTTCGTGGGTTCTGAACACGACCACAGGACGATACGAGGCTCCCGTACCGGAGATCAAGGGTTACGATTGGAACGAAGACGCCGGGACTTGGGAGCAGCCACCCCAACCGGATGATCTCGCATCGTTTACTTGGCAGACGACATGGCAGTCCGATGGACAGGAACGCCCCAACGGATGCTGGTCACCACCCGTAGCCCACCCCGGCACCTACACATATACGGATGACGGTGCGAGGATCTACACCGAACCCTATTTTAAATGGGACGAAGCGACGCTCGCTTGGCTTGAAGAAACCTAATGGCAACCCCGACCGAGTATCGGGAGTCAGGATTCCGATATAACGGAGTCGATTTTTCTGTATACCCCGGCTACCAGTGGGACTACCGGGGAAATCCTGATGAGCAGGGCGGGATGCAATACCGCCAGCAGGCCCCCTACCGTCAGACCGAATACAACTATCATGGTTGGCGGGTCTTCCAGTGGGGTACCTACCGGAGAACTCCGGGTATCTATCGGCAGCCCGATATCAGATACCGTGGTATCGATAAGGATTTCCCCACCGATGGTTCGGAAGAAATCATACTGGGGCTTACAGCAGCCCTCTCAGCAGCAGCGACGGTAGGGGCCGCTGCTGAGATACCTGTAGTCCTCACCCCGGAAGGATTGACAGGGACGTTCACGTTCACGATACCGGCATCCGATTCGGGTGGCCCAATCAAGTTCGGCGTCGTCGGCCTACCGGGACCGGACTCCTCGTCCATGTCCGTATCATCACTACTGAACCTGATCGACCCGGAACAGTTGATACAGAAGCCCATACCGGACGTTCAGTTGATAGTGACATCGCCTAGCGGTGTTACTCTATTGGTAACCACGGTCTAGGAGGAGTTATGCCCATTTACGATAAAGGGGATCAGGTCCGGATAACGGCCACGTTCACCTCCGATAGCGTTATCACCGATCCGACAGATGACGCTGACGACGTTCAGGTCAGGCATCGGCGTCCTTCACGCAAGGATGTTAACGGTGTCGCAGGTCAGGACACCTATCCGACAGCCACCAAGAGCACTACTGGAATCTATTTTGTGGATCTGCTACTTGACGAGGAAGGTGTACACACCGTTCGTGTTAAGGGGCTGGAAGGGATCGTTGCCGCAGATGTTGTTGAGTTACAGGTAGCACATTCGGTATTTGCCGATTAGATGACGTACCCAGATGCGACTGACCAAAACGTCAGCAAAGCCCGAGGCCAGCAGACCCGCGAACTTTTCCTTGAAGGACTCGCGGAGCATGGGATTATCAGTAAGGCGTGCATGATCGCTGGTGTTACCCGGTCGGCTTACGATAAGTGGCGTCAACGCATCCCCGAGTTCAGTGAACGCGCTGACGCCATCAGGGAGAAGGCTCTCCGTGACGGCGGTAACGAAGACTGGGATGGCACGTTCCAAAGTTTCCGAAGTAAGTATTTCGGGCATTCGTCCCCGTGGTTCCATATCAAAGCCATCGAAGCCTACGAGAATACGCCACCCGGTAATATCACTCTGATCTTGTGGCCTCCGGAGCACGGTAAAACTACGTTGGCTGAGGATTACTTCTGCTACAAACTGGCTACCAATCCCGAGTTCCGGGTTACTGTCGGATCTGAGGGACAGGACATGGCTCGTAAGATCCTTGGGCGTATCCGTTCCCGTATGGAGCCTCAAGGTCCGTTCCCTCGTTTCGTGGCGAAGTACGGTCCATTTGTTCCTCAGAATGCGTCTGGGCGTAAGACTGCGCAGCCTTGGGGTGCTGATTACTTTAGTATATTCAAGAAGAACAGGCATGATGAACGTGACTATTCGATGGTTTCTTTGGGGTGGCGATCTAAGATTGCTGGTACCAGAACCGATCACCTACATATTGATGATATTCAGTCAAGGGTTTCTCTTAATCTGACCGAACAGATGTTCGAGATTTTCCGTCAGGACTGGTTGACCCGTCCCGGCGAGAATGGGCGTACCAGCATTAACGGTACCCGTGTCGGTCAGGATGATTTCTATGAGCGGGTAATGAATGAGATCGACGGGGACATTCTCAAGGTGATTAAGTTCCCGGCGATTATCACAAATGAGCAGGGTGAACCTGAACCGTTGTGGCCTGAGATGTTCACACTGGACAAACTAGATCGGATTCGCAGGAAGGTCGGTGAGGAAGCATGGTCTCGTAACTACATGCAGGAACCTAGTTCATCGGCTTTGGCAACCTTTAGCGATGAGTCTATCCAGAAATGCCTAAACCCGTTAAGGTCAGTGAACCATGAACCACCTAAAGATTGCTCTGTGTACATTGGGGTTGATCCCGCTCTCGGCTCTAATAATTGTGTTATTGCTGCGACACCGCACGAAGGGAAACTTAAAGTACTTTTCATTCGGGAAGATGTAGGGCTTACCCGTAACGAACAGATCCTTGGTATCGTGGAGGATGCTGTACTCCAGTGTGGCAGGAATGGTAGCAGCGTGTCGGATGTCATTATTGAAGCGATGGTGTTCCAGAAGGGGCTATCCCGTGATGAACGCCTGATCGAAATGACACAACGGTACGGGTTCAGGGTGCGGGAGCATCTGACCGGGATGAACAAGTATGATGAAACGATTGGTGTCCCATCGATGGCGTTGTCGTTTATGCGCGGTGAAATGGACATCCCGTATGCGGATGATCCTTCGACGCGCCATCAAGCAGATCAGTTGATTCGCCAGTTGAAGGCATGGCGTCCGCTGAAGCGTGGGACGAAACTGCGTCAGGATCAGGTGATGGCCTTGTGGTTCATTTGGATTCTCTGGCGGCAGCGTAAGCAATCATTTGATCTGGATACTTCACAGTTTAACTTTGGTGGACTACCGTGGAAGTCAAGTCTGCCCGCTAGACAGGTGTTTTGATGTACACTTTTGACGAGATAGTGTCGATCATTCGGCTTCGACAGGAGGCACAGTCTCCTCTCATCGCCCGTATGCAAGACGTTAAAGAGCGATATAACGGTGATTACGTTATACCTCTGCCGTCAATGGAGGAGGAGCCGGTTCTTCCTCCTCTGACGCCTGCTTTGATAGCGGAGAACATTGATGCGCTGGCTCAGCGGGCTGCATCAGTTATGCCGTTCATTGGTTGCCCGGCTATCGATCCTTCCAAGGAAAGGGGGATCCGATCACGCGAGTACGCCGATATCCGACGTAAGGCGCTCGCTGCTACATGGTATGACTCTAAGTATAAGATTAAGATACGTCGCGCATACAGGCATCTAGCGGGGTACGCCACCGCTTGTCTTGTAGTTACCCCTGATTTCGATAAGGGGCTACCTCGTATTCAGGTACGTGATCCTATTGGCGTGTTTCCAGAACCACAAGCCTACGAGGACGTGGCACCCCCGGCTAATGTCGGATTCATTTACGGTAAGTCAGGTGCTTGGCTGCGTAGCCACTATCCTGCCAGCCGTCAGGAGAACGGTGGGCCTGTACACTCGGATGAGAATTCTCGTCAGGAGTTGTGGGACGTAGCCGAATGGGTGGACTCTGACCACATCGTTATCGGTATCATGGGGCCACGGTATAGCCGGTTCTCGCATACGGAACCGTTGGCTACAACACAACTGGAACTGACCCGTGTTCCCAATAAGGCGGGAATGCCGTGTGTCATCATGCCCGGACGGGTGACACTGGACAGGATCGCTTCTTCTATCTCTAACGTGATCGGGATAGTTGATCTCATGTCGAAGATGATGGCATTGGAGATCATGGCAACAGAGAAGGCGATCTTCCCAGATAGGTATATCATCGGTCGGTCAGGTCAGGTACCGATGATCGTTGGCGGCGAATGGAAAGACGGGCGCGAAGGACAAGTGAATGTTCTGCTTGATGCAGAACAGATCGGGGAACTCCGGTCAACGCCTGATCCCTCAACGAACATTGCAATCGACAGATTGGAACGCAATGCGCGAATCTCTACCGGAACAGTACCTCAAATCGGTGGTGAGTCATACGGGGCTTTGCGTACCGGACGAGGTATCGACGCCCTCATGGGTGCCGCTCTGGACCCGCGCATTCAGGAAATGCAAGAGATTATGGAGGCTCATCTTCCTCATCTGAACGAATGCCTCTTCTCTACCTATAAGGGTTATTGGGGTAGCAAGCAGTTCTCTATGTTTACTGGGTATGCAGGTGACTTCGGGCAGGTTCAGTTCACTCCGAATGACCACTTTGAAACATTCGATAACGTGGTATCGCATTCCATCCCCGGAGCGGACGTGCAGGGGACTACAATCCAGTTGGGGCAGTTGCTATCCATGAAGGGTATCAGCCTCCATACATTCAGGGCTAAGCATCCATTTATTGATGATGCTGAGATGGAAGGGCGTCGTGTCGATGAGGAGCAGTTGGAGGAGGCGGTTATGGCCGCAATCCAGCAGCAGGCTTTGTCGGGTCAGTTGCCGGTGGTGTATGTCTCTAAGATTGAGAAGCATCGTAAGAAGGGTTTGGATATCTTTGAAGCCATAGAGAAGGCAGATGAAGAGATACGGAAGCAGCAGGCTGCTGTAGCACCTGAGCCTGAAGCGGGTATGGCTATGGCACCAGAACAGGCAGCCGGTTTGGCAGCAGGACCGGCAGGTATGGCACCACAGGGGCCAGCCGGTCCTCCCGGTGGCGAGTTCTCTCCTGAGGCGGCACAGCAGTTAGTTGCTGCGTTGGGTCAGGGGCTTGGCTGATGGTACGACCGAATAAGAATCTGAAACCACAGACTCCTAGTCTGGAGGCTGGTGCTGCCTATGGTGAGGTCAGCGACAGCCTCGCGGCGCAGGATTCCATCCCATTGCAGCAGGGGGGCATGATGGCTGCACCTCCGCAGGCTAACGCCCCTGCCTTCGAAGGGCCTGCTCCTATGCGGAACCCAATGGAAGCAGCGGCGGCATATACGCCGCAGGTCACACCGCTGACAGCGCAGGGTACAGGTATGGGGGTAGGTATGGGCCGTCCTGCTCCTACCCCTAATCAGGAATCGGCTGAGATGTTGCGTAACTGGGCGGAGGCCGTGAATGAGCCTGCCTTCATAGACGCTGCTATACAACTGGGCCAGTAATGGCTGAACGCTCCGGGCTTAGGCTGGCAACAAGTACAGTTAGTACCGCACCACTATCGTCACTCAACGATGAGTGGCACGGTCGTAGGATGCAGTTGCTTATGAAAGCGGGGGCTGGTCGGTTCCTAGATACTGCACCTGAATCGATTATGGCTCTAGCGCAGAGTCCAAAGTCGGACAGCGATATGCTGGACGATTTCCTGCGTGCATACAACCAGACCGAGTTCAATCAGATGCGGCACACCTTTGAGGCAATGCCGGATCAGATACAGAAGGCTGAGTTCGGTCGGTTGGCGGAACCGACTCAGCAGATTCTCCTCAGTGGTGGGTACGAACCACCGAATGAGGAACAGAAGTCATTGATTAGACGGATGTTGACGTGGGACATTCCGCTACTGCCTGAAGAGCATATGGGTCAGGCCATAGGTATCGGCATGGCTCCGGTGCGTACGATGGGGTGGTTTGCAGGTAAGGCTGCCAGTACTGCATGGGAGTGGGGGGTGATGAAGCCGTCCCGGTTCGCTACACGCACCGGTCGGTGGGGTGCCTATCTCGGTGAGAAGGGGCTGGGTTCCTTTGCTGATCCCCGTGATTGGCGGGAGTCGTGGAAT